TTTTTTTTTCTTTTTTTTTTTTTTTTTTTTTTTTTTTTTTTTTTTTTTTTTTTTTTTCCATGTATTAAGGAAAACAACAGTAATATAATTAATAATCAACCAATCAAAATAGTAGTTTCAGGTTCCCATACGGAACGAAACTTGTCATAGTTTATAGCCAAGGAAGACAACGCACTAGCACTAGCTCGTACCATACCTTCTTGAATGTCATACCTTTGGGTAACGCATCCAGCCAAACCCACGGTAGTCTCCAATTTGGTGTACGGCTTCATTGAGTCAGAGAAACTTGTAAATCTCTCCTCCCATTGCGGATCATCGCCACTAACGTGCATGGACAACCTCTCCATTTTCTTGACCGGGTCCGGCACTACGTGTACGTACTCGTTTGCATCATCAACCACGAAGAAGCTAGAAGCGAAGTACGGCGCCTTAGTGATGTAATTCTTGGCCGAGAGATTGAATATCTCTGCCATCAACTGCACTGGATCCACATCTGCAACAATTCTAGTGGCACATATCAGGGAATCATCACCCATGAACAATGCCCATACCACCTCCGTTCCTTTGTAAGCGTAGCAAACGCTGAGAACGTTAAGCAACACGTTTCCAAAGGCAGTAGTAGCATCCCCGGATTTCCTCTGATACATAACGTGCAAACTCAAGCCCGTCGATACGGATCTGATAGAACACTCCTTATGGCCCACGTACCAAGCCTTCATCATTTCATGGTTAAGACCCAACTTACCGAAAACGAACTCCTCCAAAGCGAACGCAAACTCCGACTGCGACTTATCGTACTTAGAGAAATCATTCTCTAGATAAGAGCAATCCTTGCCAAATATATGGCGAGCTTGAACGAATTGCGCAATATCTTTCATATCTTTAAGCAAATTGACATGAATGTTAGGCTTGAGTAAAGACAGAAAACGTCTAACCAAGACTCTAAAGATAGAGCTATAGAAAGACGATAATGCTTTCTCATGATAGACAATCACCTGCGGAGCAGTCAAAGTGTTCACTGGTTTATTGCTAAGAGTAGGCTTCACATCCGACTTAATCATCGCCAGATACTCCGATATTGGTCTATCTCCCATCACAATGGCGTTGGCCTTCAACTCATCTACCACACGAGAGAGGACCTCCGGCTTGGCCTTGCTGGCCCAATCTCTGAGAGCGCCGTCTTCCAAAGCAACAGGATCATTCTGATACTTGGCCAACAGCTCTCTAGCATTAGGCACACACCAATTATCCAAGAACGTATCCCAGATATCAGCGATGACTATGTTCTGCTCCTGTGGTTCAGATACTACAGGCGCAGATAAATTTCGTGCAGCCACAGCCGACAAAAGCTCT